TTAATGCTTTTCCACTATAAATACTGGCAATAATTTTCTGAATGATTCCAAGTTTTTTAACTTTAACTGAAGCACTGATCCAAATTGGCATGTAAAATTTCCAAGTCAATACATCAATGGGATTACCAGTTCCAATTGGTATTGCTCTGCTAGTAAATGTAAGACCATCTTGATATACTACACTTAAACTGGTCCAATCTAAAAAGTTATCTGTGCTTTGTATTTCTAAACTTGGGTTAAACAATACAGCCATTTGTTCAATTAATTCAAGTTTTTGTTGATAGTTAGTAGTCCAAAAGTCTACAGTGACTCTGAGAGTATATGGCACAGGCATTAAGCGTTCTACTGTAAATGCATTACCTTGTACAGTTTCATATTCTCCAGTTTCTTGATTAAAAGCACGTTGTCTGACACTTGTTACATCTACAAATGTTGGATCTTGTGTTCTAGTTTGATCATATTCTAGACCAGAAATATAATAAACAATTTGAGGAGCACTAGGCATATTACTTGCCGAGTTATTAGCGATAATAGTGGCGGCTTGACGACTACCATCACCATATATAATAGGTACTCTATGATAAATTGTATTACCAGCTGGATCGGTGCCAAAAGTCACACTCCATTCGCTGAATATGCGTGCAAATTGTAATAAAAAACGCTTTATTTGTTCGTCATAAAAGTAAGCTGCCATTAAAATTTCCTAGAGATGTTAATATTTATCAGACGATATCAACTAAACTATAAATCAGTCTGGTTGTATACGTAAGACATTTGATAGGCTTTGTTGTTGTGGTACAGTTTGACCTGTACTTGTCATAGTAACCGCATCATTATTGATAAATCCAGATAATAGACTTTGATCTGTGTCACTAAATGCAGTATCAGTTCTGACATTTGAACTAATGTGAACCCACATAGATCCATCATATCTATACAATTGTTGTGGTAGATAATCTATACGTAAGAAATATTGTCCAATTGAAGGTGTAGCTGGAAATACAATTCCTGATTGATATGGTTCTCCATTTGGAGCTTGATCATCACCAGTTAAGTATCCATTAACCCATCCAAAGTCACGAGGACTTCTTCTTGCAATATAACTAAATTGTGGATCAGCATCGGCTCTATAATCCATTACTGGAGTTACAGTACCAGTAAAATTATAACTAACTTCAATTGAAGTTCCAACTGGTATAATAACCCCAGTAGGATTACTAACTACTAATGTGTTTGTATCTGAATCAACGGCAACAATTGTAGTATTACTAGGCCATACACTAGTTGATGTACCATTAGCACTAAACACTGTGGCTCTTATAACCAACCCAATACTTACATCATTATCTAATATACCTTGAATTGTAACTCTATAACTATTGGCTGGTACAGCCAATAAATTCTTTAATGTTGAATTAACATACTGATCTGCTTCGGCATAAGTATTATCTGCTGTACCATACGGGCCAGTAATGTTCTCAGATATGGTAGCAGTAATTAGTGCCATATCTGAATGTACTAAACCACTACCTGTTTCACTAAGTTTTGGTGTTATTGTTCCAATTTGAAGAGATAGTACATTAAACGCTTTAAATGCCTTTTTTGCAACTGGATTTAATCTAAGAACTGGACTAGCATTAAGATACATTGGATTTCTAACAATCTTTAATGAAGCTGCCACAATATTTGAATTTGTATTAAATGGTACTACAACATTAATTGGTGGTGCTGGTTGATTATCAATATATGTTGGAACAATATATAAATTACTCAAGTCATATCCGCTTTTTGGTAATACACGTTTAGCTTCTTCTATAACGGCATTGTTAATAGATATATTCTTATTGTAAGTAGATATAATATCTATTAAATTTTGTTCATCACTGACAGCCCAAAACGATGGATCTGGAGGACTAACTCCTGCCGGTACTGATCTTATTGGAGTATAAATTTTATCACCATATGTTACTGTATATCCAACTTCATATGAAGTAGTTGAATCCCAATCACCAATATAATTATCTTTGTTAATTGGATCTTTAAGAATATCATTAAATTCTTGACTATTGACCAATGGTTCACATTTAATTCTCCACATATGTGGGAACCAAGTGGCACTAAAACCTTCGCTGGCATAATTTGAATCAGTTACTTGATAATATCTACGTAAACCAATTGGTATTGTATCATTAAGCGGATGATAATCTATTAAATGTGGTAATTCAAATACATCACCAACCATTAATTTACGTCCAATGATATCAATCATTTGATTATAATGAACGGTAATGAAAATAACATCACTGGTTAAAAATAAACCAAATTGACTTAGATCAAAGTCTAAATTCTGGACATTATAATGTCCACGTAATCTATAAATATTATTATCATACTTACGATCACGGTTTTCTAAGAATAGTAAATCTTGAATATTTGTAGGATTAGTACTATCATAGGTAGGCAATGTAGCGTCATTATTAACCGGATTATTGGTGCCTAAATATTTGTGTATGTAAAGATCAGTTGCACCGACAGTATACATCTCTTTGATTGTTTTATCAAAAAATGAATAATCATTTGATTGGGTTGGACGATATAGGCTGAGTCTTGGCATAGTTAAGTATTTATCCAAAAACGTTTGACAATAAATACCGTTTATAGTATAATGTACTTTGTTACTTAAATTTGAGAATAAAATGGCCACAAAATCTACTAAAAAAGTTTTAGCATCTACTAAAAAAGTCTTAGCGTCTACTGAACGAACAATTGTTTCGGATTTTAAGCCAAAAGACGCTGATACTCAGTATTATGGCACAGAACCTATGTTTGTGACACAACCCGATTCAGATAATCGGTCTTTGGCATTAGGAATGTCATTTAATTGGTATAGTCGTTTCTGTAGTGTTAAAAATTCTAAAGATTTTTTAATTGATTATGCCGAAAAAACTGATAGAAAAGAACTTTCCAAATTATTAAGTAAAGTGGAAGAACGTGAAATTATGCCAACATTAGGTTGGTTGGCACGTATGTACATGCGTGGGTTAAATCTTTCAACTGAAGAAACTACTCGTTTGACTAATGAATTAAATCGCTTGATTGAATCAATCTCAAAACCAAAAGTAGTTAGTCCCACTGCACCACAAGTTGTAGAAACGATTTCATCAAATCGCCCAAACATTCAAGAAATTATGCGTGAGCGTACTCGTGAAGTTGCGGGAGAAATTGAAGGTTGGTTAGACGATTTCATTATTCTTGGTGCAAAACCTGTTAATATTGACGTTAATAGTGTTGGAATGTTAACTGAACGTAATATTATGCCACAACATATGTCTATTTTGACTGATGTATGGAAGCGTAAATTGGCTGAGTTTCAAGAAGTACAAACGGGAAAAGACAAACAACTCAATGAAGCCTATTCTCATTATACTAAAACACAAATCAAGGCAGTTATTAAGTTTTGTGAAGCCGTATTGGCTAGTTTAAGTAGTTATGTTTCGGTTAAAAAGGCATCAAAAGCAGTTCGTGCTCGTAAACCAGTTTCTCCAGAGAAACAAGCTTCAAAAATGAAGTATCAGAAGTCAGAAGAAACACTTAAACTTGTCAGTGTTCATCCTAGTAAGATTATTAATGCCACAGAAGTATGGGCATATGATACTGCCAAACGTAAACTTCATTATTACATTGCTGATGATCATATTGGTACTCTTGGAATCAAAGGTACAACTATTATTGGGTATGATTCTATGAAAAGTGGAGTTAAAACTCTACGTAAACCAGCCGAGATTCTAAAGAAATTAATGTCTGGTGGAAAACCTTCAAGTCGTAAAGTTTTTGCCGAGATTAATGCTGTACAGGCTCAACCCAATGGTCGTACTAGTGATAATTTAATTATTCTGAAAGCTTATTGATTCAACTTAATATTTGATAAATACTCTATCTTATGATAGGGTATTTTTATGGCTAATCTCGTAGAATTAAAACAACAATTATTTAATAGTATCAGATATCGTCTTGGTGATGGTATTATTGATCTAGAATTAGATCCTGAACACTACGAGGCTGCTTATCGCTATGCTATTTCTACATATCGTCAACGTGGTCAAAATGCATATGAAGAATCATATATGTTATTAGAAGTTCAAGCCAATCAAAATTCCTATATTTTACCACAAGAAGTAACTAGAGTTAGACAAGCATTTCGTAGAACTGTTGGATTAGAAACTGGACCAAGTGCTACATCATTTGATCCATTTTCATCAGCGATTTTAAATACATATTTGTTAAACTACAATTATGCTGGTGGATTAGCCACATATGACTTTTATGCACAATATGTTGAATTAGCTGCACGTATGTTTGGTGGATATGTTATCTATACATTTAATCCAGTAACAAAAGAGATTCAATTTGTTCGTGATTTTAAAGGTACTGGTGAAAGAATTCTATTGTGGACTGACAATATGAAGCCAGAAATTACATTACTTCAAGACCCTAATATTGGTAATTGGATTACAAGTTGGACATTAGCCCAATGTAAACTTACCATTGGTGAAGCTCGTGAAAAATTTGATACAATAGCTGGTCCGCAGGGTGGAACAACATTGAATGGTGCTGCCATGAAAGCCGAAGGTGCGGCATTACAAGTTGCTCTAATTGATGAACTCAAAGCCTATGTAGATGGTTCTGAACCACTATCTTGGGTAATTGGATAATCCGACACTTGACTAATCATTAACATAGTATTACAATAATATTTCATTGTGGAGATACTGTGTCAAATAAGATTATAGTAGGTGTATGTGGATTTCAGGGTAGCGGGAAAGATACTGTTGCTGATTATCTAGTAAACGTACACGGATTCAGAAGAATAAGTTTCGCTGGTACATTAAAAGATGCTGTCTCTGCTATATTTGGCTGGGATCGTGAACTACTTGAGGGTAGAACCACAGAAAGTAGAGATTGGAGAGAGAAGGTAGATAAGTGGTGGGCAAATAAGCTCAATATGCCACATTTAACTCCACGTTGGGTTCTACAATATTGGGGAACAGAAGTGGCACGTAAAGCCTTTCACGACAATATTTGGATTCATAGCGTAGAATATAAACTTGCCACGATATCAGATAATGTTGTAATCTCAGATGTAAGATTTCCTAATGAAATAAAATCTATTAAAGATGCGGGTGGTATGGTTATCAGAACTCATCGTGGACCTGATCCAGAATGGTATCATGCAGCTGAAATAGTGAATAAGGGACCTACTAAAAACTTATCATGGGCAAGTAACAAATCATTTTTAGATAATTATAAAATTCATGTTAGTGAAACTTCTTGGATAGGTACTAATTTTGATGCTATTTTAGATAATGATGGTACAATAGATGACTTATATAGTCAAATTAATCAACTGTTAAATCCCCTATTTTCCAAGTAGTATTATTTCGTTTAACAACTTCAACACAGTTTAAACATATTGAACGTAAATTGATTAATTCACAATTATTTAAGTTACCATCAATATGATGAACTAGAATTTGATTAGTATATCTAGCTTTAAAATTACAAAGATCACAATGTGTTTTCTTTTTATAGCCGCGAATCTTCCAACGAGGATCAGCGGCTTTTAGTTGTTTATTTTTTCTGATACAACTTTCACAACGACTGCGATAATATCGTTTATCATTACGATAATAGGCGGCTGCTCTTGGTAATTTATTACAAACAGTACATAACGGTCTATTCATAATGACTATTTATGTTACTTTGAAAAGTAACTCTACTAGTAGAGATCAGTAACAGAGTACTTTTTCTAAATTTAGATAAATATTATTATGAAACTGTCACGCATAGTGCTGACATTTAATCGTTGTAATACTAAATTTTAGGAGAAAACAATGGCTCTAGAATCGCCTGGTGTAGAAATCACCATTATTGACCAAAGTCAATACTTACCTGCACCACCAGCATCGGTTCCACTTATTATCATGGCAACCGCACAAAACAAACCTGATCCTTCTGGAACAGCAATTGCTCCCGGAACATTGGCAGCCAATGCTAATAAACTATACAGAGTCACAAGTCAACGTGATTTGGTAAGTTTCTTTGGAACACCATTTTTCTATAAGACAACTGATGGAACAGCAATTCAAGGTTATGAACTAAATGAATACGGTTTATTTGCCGCTTATTCAGTTCTTGGAACAAGTAATCTATGTTATGTAATTCGTGCCAATATTAACTTAGCTGATTATATTGGTCAAACTGGACGTCCAAGTGCACCTCCAGTAGATGGATCTTATTGGTTGAATACAACTACCAGTACATGGGGTATGTTTCAATTCAATTCGGCAACAGGAACAATCTCTGTAATTAGTCCAATCGTTATTGAAGATGTGGCTGACGTTGCTAGTTCTGATGGTCAACCACAACAATATATTGGAAATATTGGCGATTACGCTATGGTATTGACAGAACAGTATGGATCTC